CAATACAGCCGTGCAGATAAACTTTAATGTTGAATAGGGGTCCCATGGGTACTTTGTCGTTATATATAAGTGCCTTTAAAAACAGAAGACTGACACTATAACGGGTAAACCACACTTACGACACTATGTGAAAAGACATAACCCCTAAAAATATTTTACCTTACAGAAGTCCAATTTACAAGGAGATACAAATGGGAAATTCTGATCCGTCAGATTCAGACTTTGGGTATTCGCAAGGTGGTAACACTACGTCTAAACAAAGAACGTCTAATGCTGCACAAACAGATCGATCAAATAAAGCTAGAAACAGTAGATTAGAAAAAGAACGATTAGTAGCTTTTGACCAAGGTGGTAGAGGAAAGAACTTTCCACCAGAATATAAAGAAAATGCAGGCAATAGTGTTTATTCCCAAGTTAACCGAAACGTAGCCCTTGCTGAAGACTTAGAATACAAAGCCAAAAACACTAATTTTATGGGTAAAGAACGAGGCAAAAACTTTAGTATATTTGGTAAGGATTTAGGCTTTAATTTAATGGACACCTCTATTGTTGGTATGGGTTTAGATGCCGTACAAAAAAGCAATTATCGAGGTCAAGCTGATAAATTAAGAGCTGGAGGTAAACCAGTATATGGAGACAAAGGTGCTTATCAAGGCGTTGTAAGTAAAAACTTCTTTGGTTTAAACGCTTATTCTGGTAATGCTGATTACAGTCCAATTGGTAGATCGCAAGGTTCAAGCTATAACTCTTCTACTGGAACTTACACATCTTCTAAAATGCAAGAAGACCCAAATCAATCAGATTCACAAGTTTCAAATAGCACTCCGTCAAACACTCAAGCATCAGCTCAAAATAGAACAGATAGCACATCTTCATTAAACCCTGAGACTAAAAGAAAACTAGCTGGAAATGCGGCTAGTGGTGGAACATCTAGAAGAGAGTTTTTCCGTGAAGCTTGATTATAAACCTCCAGGAGATGTAGCTAAAGCTTTTATGAAAGACCCTTCATTTGTTCGGGGTATACGAGGTCCAGTTGGGTCTGGTAAATCCGTTGCATGTTGTATGGAAATTATGAGAAAAGCCGTATCTCAAAAGCCAAATGAGCAAGGTGTTAGACGAAGCCGTTGGGCAGTTATTAGAAACACTAATCCTCAGTTAAAGACAACAACCATTAAAACGTGGAGGGATTGGTTTGGAGATGAACTAGGTCGGTTTATATGGTCACCTCCTTACACTCACAATATATGTTTTGCTTTAGCTGATAAAACGACTGTGGAATTAGAAGTCATCTTTTTGGCTTTGGATAAAACTGAAGACATAAAAAAGTTATTATCCTTAGAATTAACTGGCATTTGGTACAATGAAGCCAGAGAAATGTTAAAGAATTTAATAGATGCTGGAACAATGAGAGTTGGAAGATTCCCTTCTATGCGTGAAGGAGGTCCAAGTTGGTATGGTGTAATAATGGACACTAACGCTCCATCTGAAGATCATTGGTGGGGAATTGTTGCAGGAGAAGTTCCTATTCCTGAATATATGACATCTGAAGAACGATTATTAATGGTTAAACCCGATGATTGGACATTCTTCTCACAACCTGGAGCAATGAAAGAAATAAAAGATGAGCATGGCAATTTAGCTGGATACGATCCCAATATGAAATCAGAAAATCGTGCCAATCTTCAAGAGCAATATTATAACAAAATTGTACTTGGTAAATCCCCTTCTTGGGTAAAAGTATATGTCATGAATCAATATCAAGCTTTATTAGATGGTAAAGCCGTTTATCCCACATTTAGAAGAGACACTCATATCTCTAAAGAGCCATTGGTTCCAAGTGACCAGAATGATGTAATTGTTGGCATTGACTTTGGTCGTTCCCCTTCAGCAGTCTTTTGCCAGCAATTGCACACAGGCAGATGGATTGTGTTTCATGAAATTATTGGTAAGGATATGGGTGCTATACGTTTTGCTGAGATATTAAAACGTGAAATTTCAAAGAATAAGTGGGATAATATGACGTTTAAGTTTATTGGTGATCCTGCTGGAAACCAAATGGCTCAAGTTTCAGAGCATACTCCTTTTATGATGTTAAGAGCTGCTGGAATATCAGCTTACCCAGCTCCCACAAATGATATATCCATAAGAGTTGAAGCCGTTGAATCAGTTATTAACCGATTAGCTGATGGTTTGCCATGTATGACTGTAAGCCCAACATGCGTAAGTTTGATTTCTGGATTTGAAGGTGGTTATCAGTATAAACGTATTTATTATATGGGTAACGAAAGATATGAAGAAAAGCCTGATAAAAACCGATTTTCGCATTGTCATGATGCGTTGCAATATGCGTTTCTTGGTGGAGGAGAAGGCAGAAAAGTAATGCTTGGTCCAAGATCACCAACTGCCCCCACTACTGTGGAGAGGGTAAGCAATCCTTTTGCACGTTTAAAACAAAGGAATAGTCGATTGAATAGGCAAAGATCATTATGAAATGGATAATATGCTTTTGCGAAAGTAAAAATATAGGTATGTGGCAATACTTTACTAAATCACGAAATGGGTTTTCCCATGTGTATGCCGTTAGTTATGATTGCGAATTAGATATATGGAGAAAGATAGAATTTACCACTAGTGGGTTTAATTTTGAAACGTTAAGAGGTGAAAAAGCTACGCAATTAGTGCTGACTATGTTTTCTCACAAATGCATTGAAATAGAAACTGATGTAAAGCCTATTTATATGCCACGTTTAATGTACTGCGTAAGTTTTATTAAACACCTTTGTAATATCCATAAATTTTGGCTTTTAACACCTTACCAATTGTATTGTGAATTGCTTAAACGAAAAGGAAAGGTCATTTTTGGTTTAACAGAATTAGAGGAGTCTCCATATGGGAAGTCTATTTAGTGGTCCTAAAGCACCAGCCCCTGACCCAGAATTAGCTAAACAAAAAGCAGAACAAGCTAAAATTAATAAGCAAGAATCTGATCGTCAAGCTTTTGAAAACTCGGAAAAAAACCGAAAGATTGCTGGTAATTTGTATGGAAACAGATCCTTACAAAGTGATGATATGGACGATTTTACAGGTCATAGACGTAAAATGATGGGCGGTAATTATAATGCGTGATGGAATAGGTGGAGATGCTAGTCCAGTTCCTGCTAGTGGAGCTAGTGGGGATCAAAAAGATTATAAAAAAGTTATGGATCGGTATAAGAAAGCCAAAAGTAAATGGTCAAGTTGGGCTGATATATGGGAGGAAATATATGATTACGTTTTGCCTCATAGAGAAAGCTTTCATGGAGAACTTGCTGGTCAAAGACGTACTGAAAACATATATGATGAAACGGCAGTAACTGGATTACCAAGGTTTGCTTCTCGTTTACAGCTTGGCTTCTTTCCTCCAAATGGTCGAGCATTTAAACTAGCTCCTGGACCAGAGTACCCTAAAGAACAAATTTCTAATCAGCTTTTAAAAGAGCTTGATGATATTACGGAAATTTTACATGAAGGATTGCGTAACAGTAACTTTAATTCTGAATTCCATGAAGGGCTTCAAGATTTAGGTTTAGGCACAATGAACATGCTTGTTGAATCTGGTCGTTTTGTTGGCGATCTGCATTTTACTGCCGTACCTCCAACTAACGTAGCTTTGTTATCTGGTGCTATGGATATGGTTACGCATTGGTTTCGATGGAATGATGATTGCGATATTACTGATATTAAACTCAGATACCCTCATGCTGAATATTCACAAGAAATGGCTGTGGCTCAAAAACGTGATCCTAATCGTAAAACAAAATTAATTGAAGCCACTATGTATGATAGTGACGATCAGTTTAAAGATGAATTTACTTATTATCTTATATCGGAAACGGACAAACATATTCTTTATAAAAGAAAATTAGTTGGTCGTGGCAGTCTTCCGTGGTTGACGACCAGATGGTCTAAAAGTGGGTCTGAAGTTTGGGGAAGAGGTCCAATTTTACAAGCAATGCCTGCGATTAAGACTTTGAATCTCACAGTACAGTTAATACTTGAAAATGCTGAAATGGCTATTGGTGGTGCATACGTCTATGACGATGATGGTGTGTTTAACCCCGATAACATAACCATTCAACCTGGAACGTTTATACCTAGAAGTCCTGGAAGTACATTAGAAGCCTTACAAAGTCCTGCACGATTTGATGTGGGTCAATTAATATTAGAAGACATGAGAAGAAATGTCAGAAAGGCTTTGTTTATTGATGAACTTGATTCTCGCCCAAATGCTAAGACTCCCTTATCAGCCACCGAAGTCTCAGAAAGGCTTGCCGATGTTGCACGAGACATGGGAGCCGTTGCAGGTCGTATGCAAAAAGAATTCTTGCACCCCTTGGTGGAAAGGGTTGTCGCAATTTATAGTGAGCAAGGTCTGCTTGATATACCAAAGATAGATGGCAGAAATATAAAGATTGTTCCTGTGTCTCCTTTGTTAAGGGCTCAAGATCAACAAGACGTAGCTGATTTTGTAAGATTTCAACAAACAGTTGCTGGAACGTTTGGTCCAGAAATAACCCCAGCTTTATATAATCAAGAAAAAGTAATTAAATATTTAGCATCTAAATTTGGAGTTAAAGAAGAACTTCTTGCAAGTAAACAAGAGGTGCAAGGCAATATTGAAATGGCAATGCAGATGATGCAACAGCAACAAGGTGGTGGAGGTGTGCCTCAATGACAAAAGATAAGATAAAGGAGAAAGTAAATGGGTCTGTCGATGGTAGAGCCTACAATAGTGAAACTGAAACTGATCTTAATAGCAAAGCCCACGCATTATTTGGTTCGGGCATTGGCAAATCTTTTCTTCAGTATTTGGAAAACATTACAACGAACAACATTCATGGTGCGGGATTGGGAATTGAATCTCTTGCTCACTTTGAAGGTCAAAGATGGGTCGTAGCATTATTAAAAGCAAGAACAGAAATGGGACGTAAACTAGGACAATAGGAGCAATAATGTCTGATGAACAAACAATTGAACAAAGCAATGAAAGCACCAATACAACGGAAATCAACAATGAAAGCACAGTCTCCCAAGATTCAGGAGAACAAAACGTTGTTGAACGTCCAGACTGGTTGCCCTCTAAATTTGAAACACCTGAACAGTTATCTGTTAGTTATGGTGAATTGGAAAAGAAGTTTCATACAAGACGTGATGAAATTAAAAACGAACTTGTGGGAGAACTTAACGAAGAAGCTGGCAAAGATATTCCAGTAAGTCCAGGGGATTACTCTGTTGAATTTAACGATACTGATGGCAATCCAATTGAAGTTAATCAAAACGATCCTATGCTTAGTTGGTTTCGAGATAAAGCTCATAACATGGGATTAACCAATGATGAGTTTGGAGATTTTGTAACTGAATACACAAACATGAACCAAAACTCGGGTCCTGATTGGAATGAAGAAAGTATAGACCTTGGGGAACATGCTGATCGTAGATTAGAACGTGTTGATACGTGGGCAAACTCAACGTTATCAGAAGATGCTTATAAGATGTTTGCTGGAATACCAGCCACGTCTGGAATGGTTAAGGCTTTTGAAGAGATCATGCAATTAAATGGTCAGCCTAAATTTAACATGACATCGCCTACTGAATTCCAAGAAAACGTAACGAAAGCTGATTTAATGTCAGCACAACAAGACCCTAAATATTGGAAGAATGGTGGTGATCCTGCCCACATACAAATGGTTAGAGCCATGTCAGAACAACTATCAAGAAAACGTGGATAGTAATGTGAATTAACAAACCTCTTTATATTTGACAGATTAAAGTTGCTAGAAGGCTCGTACAACTTACTTAGAAGCCCATTTATGGAACAACTTCGTTTTAGTAGGTAAGCGAACAACCAGAATAGTAGTAATTTTAACTTTTAAAACGGAGGCTTTTATGGCTGTTACAAGCATAGATTCTTCCTTTGTTGAGGAGTTCGAATCTGGAGTTCACATGGCTTACCAAAGAATGGGTTCTAAGCTTAGAAATACAGTTCGTACAAGAAATGGAGTTAAGAACAAAACTACATTTCAGAAAATCGGCAAAGGTTTTGCAACAACTAAAGCTACTCATGGATCAATTGCACCCATGAATTTAGCTCACACTAACGTTAATGTCACATTAGAGGATTATTTTGCTGGGGAATGGGTCGATGACCTAGATCAGTTAAGAATAAACCATGATGAGATGATGATTGCTCAACAGTCTGGTGCTTATGCACTAGGACGTAAAACTGATGAGTTAATCTTAAATCAAATGACAACAACTACATCTGCACACGATGAAACAACTAACGGCATAACTTTAGCATGGTGTTTAGAACTCATGGAAAAGTTTGGCGATAACGAAGTCCCAGATGACGGAAATCGTTTTTGTGCAGTTGGTTGGCAACAATGGTCTCAGCTTATGGCTTTGGATCAGTTTTCACGATCAGAATATGTAGGTGTCGATGACCTACCCTTTCCATCTGGCATGACGGCTAAACGATGGTTAGGTTTTATGTGGTTTCCACATTCAGGACTAACAGGCAAGAATGGTTCTGGTGCAGCGGGAACATCTCATAAAGAATGTTTTGCTTGGCATAGTGATGCTATTGCACACGCAATAGGGTCTGACATTAGCTCGAATATGCAATATCACAACGATAAGGACAGTTATTTTGTATTAAATAAAATGCAACAGAACTCATGCCTAATCGATGTTGAAGGTGTATTTGAACTTGAACTTAAGAATTAGGAGGTAGACATGGCGTTCGTACAATCAAATCTAAGTTTAGTTTCCTATTCTGGTAATGGGTTTCATATCTGGCACTACAAATCAGCAGATGCACTCAATGTCATAGATGCTGCAAGTTATTTTAACGCAATGGTCAATGAAATGAATGTTGGCGATGTTGTTTTTATATATGCGGCTAATGGCTTTGGTATGGCAACAGTCCTTACTAACGATGGATCAGCTATTGATACTGGCGATATTGTCAGCATGACCACGGATAGTAGATAATGGCTAAGAAGCCTACAAAAACTAAAGTGGAGGTGGCTGTAAAGGCTACCTCTACTTCTCCGAGTTACAAAGTAACTTTTGGTAAAAACGTTAAACTAGGAGCAAAAGTTAATGCCTCAAGCTAGTGATGGAAAAAAGTTTCCTTATACCCATCAAGGAATTAAAGATCATAAAAAATACGAAGCTAATTTAAATCGTAAAAATAAATCTATGGGTAAGGATAAGAACCAAGCTGTTGCATCAGCTGGAGGATTATACGCAACTGATAGGCTTACTCAAATCTTAGGTAAAAAAGTTTTGAACCCAGTGTTAGGCATGTTTAATAAATAATCTAATTAATAGATAGAGGTTAATATGAGTTATTCTAACGATGCACAAGGTTCACGTTCAAGACGTAGAATACAGCATCAAAACAGTTATGATAAAATGACTAAAAACATATCAGACGTATCTCAAGCTGGGGGTGCTGCAATAGCTACTTTAGGTGCAGTTGGTATAGGGGTTGCAGTAAAAGCAAAAAATACAACAACTAAACCAAGAACTAATCAAGGGTTAAAAGGTGCTAATACAAGTTCAATTAAGGGCGAAATTAGAGCTCATAAAGTTTATGATAGATTGCACCAAAAATTAGATAGCTATCCAAGCAACAAAAACATTAGTAATAATCGTGTGGAAAGAATGTCTTCAAGCTACTCTAAGTATGCCGATAAAGGTTTCGCTGGCAAAACACCATTATCAAAAGGCATGAATTCAGTTGTTAAAGTTTTAGAAGCAAAAGATAATATGTTTGGTAAACGAGATGTTTTTGGCAGAACTAGACCTTTGGGGATTGTATCTAAAGCCGTTCCTGCATTGAGAATTGCAAGTTTTTTCCTTCCTAAAAAAATGGGTAATGCAGAATTAAGAAAAAAAGACAAACCATTTATCCCTAATTCTCATAGTAACGATGCTCAATCTTCTAAAAGGAAGAAATAATGCCAAATACTGCCAAGACCGATATTGAAGTGGCACAAAGAGCTATGGTTTTAGTTGGAATGGAACCTTTATCTTCATTCACTGAATCAACCGATGAAGCTTTGGTTATGAACACAACCTATGAAGATTTAGTTGAAGATTGCCTTGCTCAAAATAACTGGAACTTTGCGACTGGTCAGATTGTTTTGTCACGACTTGCTGACACTCCAGTTGATCGTTGGGATTCAGCTTATGCAATGCCGACTGAACCTGCCGTAATACAAGTGCAAACTGTAACAGTTGCTAAAGTGGTTCAAACGTATGATATCTATGAAAAATACATTTACATTAATGCTCAAGCCAATGAAGAAGTTGTTTTAAATTATATCTATAGAGTTGACACTCAATATTGGACACCAGCTTTTACCTTGTGGGTTATATATCGCCTTGCTTCAATTTTGGCTTTAGCCGTTACACGAAAAGCAGACGTTGCTAAATCATATAGGGAAATGGCAGATTTGCAGTTTCGTAGAGCCAAAGCAAGAGATGCTCAACAAGTGACAACAAATAACGTGTCGTTAAGTCGATATCATCAAATAAGAAATGGCTCTGGACTATTTGTAAAGATTGATGGATCAGAAAGTTGAATGAATGGCTTTACTAAGGCAATTTACAACAAACTTCTCTTCTGGAGAATTATCCCCTTTACTATCATCTAGAGTTGATGCTGAAGCTTATCGTAATGGAGCATACAGACTCCGTAACGTGAGGTTGAAGGCTCAAGGTGGTTGTACGAGAAGACCAGGACTAAGATACCTACAGACTCTTGTAAACGTTCCTTACCAAACTGAAGCTTATGTGTATGACGAAGATGAAGCTTACATATTATTATTTCATCATACAAAATTAGTTATTGTCGATATATCGTCTCCAACGGCAGTTTTACAAACGATTACTAGTCTTCCTTGGCAAACGGCACAAATTGGTTCTTTAGTGGTAAGCCAAAGTGGTGATACCATGTTTGTGACTCACCCATCATTACCCACTCAAAGAATAACAAGAACAAGCTCAACTAACTTTTCGGTTAGTGCTTACGTTTTTGATTCATCAACGGGATTAAGTTTTGAGCCGTATTATAAATTTGCCACAAGCAGTATTACGTTAACTCCAAGTGGAACGACTGGATCAGTTACGTTAACGTCTAGTGCAAACTTTTTTACATCAGCTTATAATGGTCTTTATATCCGATTGGTTGATTCAGCTTCATTGGTACGACATGCCCGTATAACTGGATTCACTAACGCAACAACAGTAACAGTAACGTTATCTGGAGCTGTAGCTAACACAAGTGCAATAACGGATTGGCAAGAACCAGTATTTTCAGCCATTCGTGGATATGCCCGTACTGTTACATTTCACGATCAAAGGTTAATATTTGGTGGCAGTCGTGATCTGCCTAACTTTTTATTTATGTCTAAAATTGGAGAGTTTACTAACTTTGATGTGGGAACTGGTGCAGACGATAATTCTATACAAATACAAATAGCTGAAGCTCAAGTCTCAGAAATTAAAGCTATGCAGTCGTTTCGTTTCTTAACTATATTCACTTCAGAGCAAGAACTTTATATTCCAACGTCTGAGAATAAACCCTTAACCCCTTCAACTATAACAGTTAAAAAGCAAACTAGTTTTGGGTCTGGAACTGTTCAACCTAAAGAATTTGATGGAGCCGTTGTTTTTCTAACGAAATCAAAAGGGGCTATTCGTGAATTTATATTTAGTGATATATCCCAAGCTTATAATTCAGATTCAATAACGTTATTATCTGAACATATCATTGGTACACCTTTGGCTATTGAGGCTCAACGTGAATCAGCCGATCAAATGGAAGGTTATCTTTATCTATTAAACTCTGATGGGCATATGCCTGTTTTTATGTCTATTAGAAAAGAAAAAGTACAAGGTTGGGTTCGGTACGATACTAATGGTTCTTTTAAAAATATAGTTAATGTAAACAGACAGATATACACAGTAGTTCAACGAACTATTAATAACGCAACAGTTGTTAGTTTAGAGTTATACCAAAACACTTATTATACAGATATGTCATCTCAACAAACGGCTAGTGCTACAAAGACATGGACTGTGGCACATTTGCCAAACACAGCCGTACAAGTTCGATCTGGTAATTATGCTCTTGGTACATTTACAACTAACAGTAGTGGGGTTGTTACGTTAGACCAAGCCGTAACATCAGTTGAAATAGGTTTAGCTTACACTCCTGAAATAACCACCCTTCCCCCAGAAATGCAATTGCCCGATGGCATTAGTGTTGGACAAAAACGTAGAATTGTAAGAGCCGTACTTGACCTGGTATCCACTCTTAATGTGAAAGCTGGTGGAACTCGTATTCTGTTAAGAAGTGTAACTGATGACTTTTCTTTAGAGCCATCTCCAATAACACAACGAAAAGAAGTTTATCTTCTTGGTTGGTCAAAAGAAGGACGAGTAACAGTAACGCAAGAAGAGCCATTACCAATGACGTTAAATGGTATTTTACTAGAGGTGGAAGTTTAATGGGTGGACCAGTAGGACTTGGAATTTCGGCAGTTATGTCAATTGCTGCTGCAAAACAATCTCAAAGAGCTTATCAAAACGATGCTCAAGCTTCATTTGAACAAGCTGAATTAGCTGGAATACAAGCTGATCAAGAAGCTATTAATAGAACGGCACAATTAAGAGAGCAACTTGCATCAATATCAGCATCAAGTGCTGGAGGTGGTGTTTCTGTTGGAGCTGGTGGAAGTATGGCTAACATTAAAAGACGAGAAACCCGATTAGCTGACATAGACGTTAGTGCAACTAAATTTATGGGCATGACTAAACAACGACAATTCAAACTACAAGGC